GGTGTTTTCTGCTGCTGCTGTGCCTATAACTTGCTTAGACCAGGTATGAACGCGAGTAACAAGCGTGCAAAGGCCAAATGTGTCTTCAACGCCCTTTAGAGTTTTAGTAAATTCTGCGTACTGGTTGCCGTATTCGGTATGCTGGTATGCTGGTTTAAAGCGCGCATCGCGGCCAATACCAAAGCCACCCATTAGCGCAACAAAGGTTTTAAAGTCGCCCTTGTCGGCCGCTTGGCGTATTTGCTCTAGCTGCTCGTTGCCTTGCACTTCTTCGCGCACTCGGCGCAACTCGCGCCAAATAGTAATTGATGGCGACTTTTGAAACTGAAATTGCCTAATGCCCCATGTGCTAGCCCATGCTTTAACCGGGTTAACTGCTTGGGTTAGCTTTTCGCCTGTTTCTGCGTCGTACTCGTTGGCCAGTGCAAAGCCATCAATATTTTTACTTACGTACTTAGCAACATAAGCGGCTGCGCCACCTGTTTTTTTGCCATCTTTGCCAATTTGCGCAGGTAGCATTTTTATAGCGGTGTAGCGTGGGCTGCTCGGAAAGTAGTTTTTAACCGGTGCACGGGTGTACACCTTTTTAGATTTATTTAAACCCCAAATACGGCGCGCCTTTGTGTAGCGTGCGCGTAATGCTTTGCGGTTTTTAAAGCGCTGAAAAAACACCTCGCGGTCGTCGCGGGTAAAATAACGGCGCAATAAATGATTAACTTGGTCGTAGTAACGCGCTGGCATCCACAAAAGCATGTGCCAGTGTGTGCAGCCGTCGGCGTGCGGTTCTGCTACCCGTATACCAAAATACGGTATTTCAAGGCGGTCTAATTTAGCGCGCGCTTGCGAGTACAGTTTATTTAAATATAGGCTAGCGTCTTTTGGGGTTGACCCATCCCATGTAGGCGAGTTTGCATGAAAACGGCTAGGCGCAGTAATGTTATAAAAACCTCCCGTATAACCCATTTCGTCGGCTAGCTCTTCGGTTTCGCGAATGCGTAGCATTAGCTCGTTACGCATATTTTCGGGGTTGGCAACGCCTGCTTCAACCGCTTTCATTAGCGATATAACATCGTTTTTCTCGTTTACTAATTCTAGGCTTTCTAGGTAACGCTTACCGCGCTCTTGGTTGGTGGTGTATTCGGCCACTGCTTGTTTTGAGCAATAGGCGCTAATACCGCGGCGCTCTGTTTTTTTATTACCTTTTTTATCTGTGCTGTTAAATAAATCGCGGCCCACTTCGCCCGTTGCAATTTCTAGGTGCTCTAGGTAGCGGCTACGAATAGTTTTAAGCTTGCGCGACCACCACTTGTGGCACTGCGCTTTTAAAAGGGCTACTTCGGCATCGGGCACAGTTAGGTAAATACCTTTTTCGGCAAACTGTAATTGCACGCTAAATTGTGCGGCAAACTCGTTTACTTTTTCGTGTATGTCGGTTGCATCCCGTGTTGGCTGCTCTTTGGCTAAATCGTTTATCATTTCGGCCGTTTGCATAGCCAGCACATTGCCGTGCTTTTTGGTTTTGTCGGCATTGGCTAAAATGTGCCATGGCAATGGCATGTTGCTAACAATTTGCTCAAGTATTTTTAGGCGTGGTTGTAGTGTTGTAATTGTGCGGCGCAACCAGTCGTTTGCGGTAATTTGCTTGCGCACTTCGGCTACTGTAATTACTTGCTTTTTATTCGCTGTTTTTTTATCGCTAAAGTCGTAGTTTTTACGGCTCGCAATTATTAGCCTTTCGTTGTACTGCTCTTGCGTTTCGCCTTTGGCTTTACCCGTGTTTTTAATGTGGGTGTATTTATCAATATAACGTTTAGCAACACGCATTTGTAACGGCTTAGGCACGCCCGCTAGGCACTTATAAACATAAGCAACTTGCTCTGCATCATCAATAGCCGCAATAACCGACATGGCAGATTTAGTAACCTGATCGCCATGCGCCTGCTGTAAATTCTTTGCGGCTACAGATTGGGGCTTTTTTACGTCGCGCTGCTTTTGTGCAAACTCCATGTTTTTTGCAGTTTGGCGCACAAAGCTAGCTTGTATGCTCGGCGCGCGCTTGCTTTCTACAATGTCTTTAACAATGTAATTATGAATATTATTGTTATGCACTTTTTTAAGCGCGGCGATTGCAGGTGCGCTTATTTTTAAGTTGGTTACGTCAATGCGGTGCTCTGCATTTTTAAGCGCATTATAAAGCCAAGCGTTTGCTTTTTCGCTTGGGTTTATAGGCTCATCTTTGTACCAGGCGTTGCTTGGTGGGGTAATTTTGGCAAGGTATTGCTTAGCCATTTTATACTGGCTGTACGCAGTAAAACGGCCAAGGCCGCTTATTAAAAAATCTCTGTGTTCAATGTCGTCAACGGCTTTAACCATGGTTAAAACCGCTGTTACAACATCAAAGCTTACAATGGGCCACATGCTCATTGTTACAGCTCTATTTCCATTGGCTCACCACCAATTTGGGCGGCATTTAATGCAATGCTCATTTGGCTGTAAACGCCTTCAAAATTAACGTCGTCGTCAGCAATCATTTTTACAATAGGTAGCAAGTCGGTTAGCGTGTCTTCGCACTGCATTAACATGCCGATAGTGCTGCGTTTGTTTAAATTGCGAATTGCAAAATTAACTTGCTCAATAGCGTGTAAAACAATATTAAGTAGTAATTGCTTATTTTTAGATATAGCTTGGTCTTTGATAGCGTTCATTTTTTAGTGTCCTTGGGAGGTTAAAATGGAATGTCGTTTAAAAATTCGGTTAGGTCTGGCTCGTCAGGGCTTACTGGGTCGATGTTGTGGTATGCATCTAAAAGCCTTACATCGTTATCAAGCTGAATATCAAACTCAGCCATTGAATATGCGTACCAGCTATTTGAGCTAAAACGACCAAGTGCTGCGGCGCGCTTTGCTATTTGGGGTGCGTAGGCATTTAAGTCGCATAATGCATTTACCGCTTTTTGAAAATCACACTTTGCTATATCGCGCGCTTTTCTGTGTGCGTTGTAATAGCCAAGTGCGGCCTTTGCTTTTGGGTGTAGTTTCATTACTTCACTACTCCAAGCGCTGAAAATATCTTTCGGAACTCTGCGGTCCTATCGCCTAGGTAAGTAATAAAACAGCCTTTGGGTGCGCCTTTTTTTACATTGCCTTGCGCATCATTAAAATGCGTACGGCCATCAATAAAACAGCTTAAGCCAGCTTTTAATAACTTTTGGCACCATGCTTCTGAGCTATTAACAAAGGTGATGTTCATTGCTTCTTTAAAGTTACCTTGTTCATATTGGTCTAGGTAGTAGTCAATCCAATCGCCATTGCTTGCTATATCTTCGCTAATGCAGTGGCCGCGATACTTGCTGTAACTAGGGTCGTTACATATTTTTTTAACGCACTTTGGTTTGCATGCTATTTCGCCTTTGTTGAATGGGTGATTTAACCAAACAGTATTAGCTATCCAATTTCGTGTTAATGCATCGTCTTTTTCGGTTAAGTAACACGTTGCTTTTACTAACTTGTTAGCAACTACACAACTTGCTGGATCTAAATCAATAACCGGAAACATTTGGTGCACATACTGCAAAACTTTAGCGGGCGTGTAGAACTCAACATTGCCACTGTCTTGGTTTATTAGCTGGTCGGGAGTCATGATCAACCTTTAGTAATTGTTAAATGTGAATAATTGGTATTGGCAGGCTCAACCGGTGCATGTTGCACAAACTTAGCGGGGGCCATGGCGTTAGCATCGGTAAATGCTTTTACTAATTGCTCCATTTGCAAAATAGCCTTGTGAATTTTTAGGCGGGTATCTGCATCAAAATTAGCAAAGCCGCTTTCTAAATGGTGGCGCTTTAGGCCTGCGGCAAAACATACTAGTGTGCGCTCTTGCTCGCTTAGCACTTTGGTATACACGTATTCTGGCGTGTGGCGCTCACTGCCCATTAATGCTTTTATTTCGGCTAGGCCTTTTGGTATGTGGCGGCCAGTTACTGCTTTTAATGGTGCTGGGTTTGGGTGGTTAATAGCTGTGTTTGCCATAATTAATTAACTCCTTGCTGGCTGCGTGTTGCTGCATTTAGGTAATTAGTTGCTTGTGTTTTTAACCAGAAAACTGCTTTTTGTATTGTTTGGTACTCGTCGCCATTGCAATAAACTGGCAAGTCAAAATCACCAACACGCGCTTGAAGCACTGGGTCAAAACCAAACACCGCTTTGCGGGTAGTAATTTTGCAGCTCAATAAATAGCGGCATTGCTCTGCTAATGTTTTAAAACTGCTTAACGTTTCCCTGCTAAATACTTGGTATGTGCTCATTGCCCTGCTCCTATTTAATTCAAAAACCCCCTTTGTTCTGATAAGTTGTAAGTGCGAAAAACCACAAACCAAAACAAAGAGGAAAAACCTATGGATTTAATAATCCCTGAAACCAATAAAAAACAATTTAATAATCTCGCTGAAACAATAATTAACGAACTTGCTAAATCATTCCCCATTGGGGTCGATCTTCATGAGCGTCTATACGATGATCACGAAGAGCTGCTACGACCAACAATTAATTACTTACTTCACGCTGATTACTTATTTAGAGTCGATAACGGTAGTTACTATTACCTCACAGAAAAAAGCGTTAAAAGCCTGAATAACCGCACAGGCTTTCCGCCTATAGTTCCTTAATATTATTAGCCGCTAATACACACTCGCGACAAAGAGCAACAAACTGAGCATTACTATGGCCGTTTACCTCTTTGTCGCGCTTTACTTTTAAGCGAATTAAAAAGCTAAAAAGCAACGCCAGGTCATCGTCTGAATCGCCAATAAACGCATCAATTTTTGCATTTAAAAGTTTTTGCTTTTGCTTCGCCAACTCTCGATTTCCATCAAAACTTAATTCTTCACTCATTGCCCTGCTCCTAGTTATTAACTTGTTTATTGCCGTAAATCTCTTGAAACTTCTCGCTGCCTAACCGCATAAACTCTTCAATATCTGCTTCAAGCCATACCACACGGCCGCTCGATATTTTATGTGTTTTAGGAAACTGCCCTTTATCCATCAACCGGTATAACGATGTGCGGTGCATTCCGCACTTTTGTGCCACATCTGCTGGGCGTAAATAGCGGTCATTAATTGTCACTACCTCGCCGCGTACATTGCGGCGGNATTAACTGGCTCATGCTGCGCTCTCCTTGTCGGTTTTAACGTGGTCGGCTAGTAGGTCTGCTACCGTTACTTGGCCGTTTGTTAGTTCTGAAATACGGGTAATGTATTTCGCGGGGGCTTGGCCGTACTTATTCATCCAATCCCACACAGAAGCTTGTTTTACACCTAAGGCGTTGCCTAACTTAGTTTGTCCGCCATAGATTTTTACAGCTTTAGCGATGTTATTCATAATTCAACGCCTTTATTACAGTTTGTAGCTGTATTAAATACAGTTGCAGCGTGGTTGTCAATACCTGTTTTAGCTGTAAAATAGCTATAAGCTGTAATTTGGCTGTATTTATTCAACTTAATTAACTGTTTTTGATAAGAAAGGACTACTTATGAGCATTGGAAAAAGAGTAAAAGAAAGAAGAAAAGAACTAGACTTAACCCAAGTTAAGCTTTCTGAAATGATTGGGATAGCTCAGCAATCGCTCCAAAGGATTGAAGATGGAACAACTAAAACGACCAAGAAAATAAATGAGCTGGCCAAGGCGCTACAGTGCACACCTGAGTTTTTGCAGTTTGGTGTAACGGAAAACATCAATAACAACGTTTCGCCAGGGCCTGACATTAAATCAACTGTGCCGCTTATTAGCTGGGTTCAAGCGGGTGCATGGAGTGAAATAAACGAGATACGCGAATGCGACGCTGAACGTTTTATGTGCCCAGTTAACGCAAGCAGCAAAACGTTTGCCCTGCGGGTGCAAGGCGTGAGCATGGAGCCTAAATTTTATGAGGGCGATTTAATTTTTGTAGACCCCGAAGCTGAGTGCATACACGGCTCATACGTGGTCGCGCGTTTAGACGATAATAACGAAGCAACGTTTAAGCAGCTGATAATTGAAAGCGGCCAAAAGTTTTTAAAAGCCGCTAACCCTAACTGGCCAGAACAACTAATAGCAATAAACGGCAACTGCACCTTGGTGGGTAAAATAATATTTGCAGGTAAGTCGTTTTAGTTTACTAAATTACAGCCATAAAAAAGCCCGCACTTGGCGGGCTGTTTTTTAATTGTTTATATAAAAATACTTACAACACCTATTGGCACGGCTAGCACAACACCAATCAATGCCACGCCTATTACCAGGCAACCTGTTGCCTGTGGATTATTTGCCAGCTTATTGCTTGTTACTTGTGATGCTGGCTTTGCAATCGACTTTAAGAATTTAGCGAACTCTTTTTTACTTGCGGTTTCTTCTCCATTTACACCAATAACTGTAATATCTCCAGCAATTCGGTCTATTCTAAATGTTCTTTCATCATTGGCCTTATGGCAATGCCCAGTGAACATCAAGTCTTCATCATCGTCTAGCTCTTGTACGTCAACAAGCCTTAGTGACTTATTACCTTGCCCATCCACGTAACTAAATCGAGCTTGAAACTTAGTGGTTATTAACTTAGCCTCACCCTCGTCAATGCAGTCATCATAACTGCTTGTGGCTTCGTACTCAGGCTGCTTCTCCTCTTTGTAACCCAGTAAAGCCAACTCTTTTTCTATTAGCTGACCAAGATAAGTACTGCCTGCACCCATTGCGGCATGTCGCCATACCTCAAACTTAAACTGCTTTGGATAATCAAAGCTGCTTAACGCTAATTTAATATCGATAACATATTGCTCAACAACCCATTTTATTGACTCTTTTACTTCTGCCTTTGGCTTAACTAAAAACTGCATTTTAATTATTTCATGATCAATTTTATCTGGCGACCCTAGCGCCACATTTATTAGCTCATTAATAAGTAGCTCCTTTTTAAGCTTAGAGTTTAAATTAAGCTGCTTGGCTAATTCTTTTAGTTCTGTTGCTCTATTTTTTTTAAAAACAACCTCCCACTGCTCCGCCGTTAACTCACGACTGGCATTGAACATATTTGTCTCTATCAGCTCTATTGCTTCAATATCCCGCATTAGCTGCCAGCTTTCATTTATCTCTATATTACCGCAATCGAGATTAGGTATTACCTCTCTGAGTTCTTCCCAATATGTGCTTAGCCATTTTTTATCGCCTAGCCACTTCGCTTTGTTTTCTGCTATAGCTTCTTCAAATGCTAAAAACTCAACATCGTAACCAACGTGGTCACCAAAGCAGTTATGATAAATTTTAACGTACTGCGCTAGCGTTTTTGGTTTATATTCTTTTAGGTCTTCTCTTACATCTTCTAAACTACTTTCATCTTTTATAGTTATGAATTTGCCTTTTGCAGTAGGTAGTTTTTTAGCAACAAAGTTGCCTTTGTCATTTTGAAAATATGTGTAATCCACAATAATTCCTTTTAATTATATTTAATATACAGGTTAAGTTTTCGCTCAGGTTTTAACAAGCTGGGGATTTATACAGGTATTAAATTGCAGGCATACTTGCCAATAAAACACCATGAGACAGCAAAAGACAACAGTAGATAGCAGTAGATAAACGCCAATAGTCCTTGAAAGAGACTATCCTGTAAGTTATATTGTTTTACACGGTAAACATTTATACAAATTAATGTTTATACATTTGTTTATTTGCATACCGTTGTAGAGCTTTGTATGTAAGACATTGCACGCCTTGGGAGAGTATTATGAACAATTTTAACGAAGAAGATTGGCCGATATAGGCTGACACGCGTTTTAAAGAAAAGAGCCTTAATGGCTCTTTTTTGTTTTTAAGGGACAATATAAAGTGAATAAAAGCAGTTTAATAAAAAATATTTTTATTGTTTGGTTTATATTTATTCCGATTTTTGGAATTTACCTTATAGCCAAACTCGATTCATTATTTTTTGCAAGTGGTGCTGTATTACTGTCGGCTACGTTGGGTTTATCGGCCGCATTAGCTGGCATGTTTTATCAACGCCAAACCGCTAAAGAAAAAAACACTCTGGATTTTCAGCAAAAACTTAAAGATGACAAAGACTATTTAGCTCATGTAGTCGAAATTAGTAAAATAATACATAGTTTAGAAAGAAAGCAGACATTACTTGATTTAGCAAAACCTCAAAATTCTAGCGACCCGAGGGGTTCATCTATCAGGTACGTTTTAAATACTTGGGAGCAGGCTGCAAACGCTATTAAACACAATTTATATGATGAGGCTTTTTTATATTCGTCTCATAAGTCATCTGTGATTGATCTTAGCTTACATTTAAGGCCTTTTATTAGAGAGCGGCAGATGAAGAATATATCTCTTTATTCTGACTTTAGTTTGCTAGCGCTTAAGTGGACCATTAAAAGGGATAGCTTTGAGTCTCAACAAACAAAAAAAGAACTAAAGCGTATATTCAAACAGCTTGATAAAGTTAAGTCTGGCAAAATTAGTTACCTACAAAAGTAAACCCGCTAAGTGCGGGTTTTTAATTTATTGCATTAATTATAAACTCCTCCCACACTTGTATGCTTTCTCGCTTTTCTGTCATGTAGTCGTACCTGTCGTAATGCACGCTTGATACGTCAAATTTGTGGTGCTGCTGCAGTATGTCGCGGTTGGTTTTATTTATGCCTGCCTTGCCCATGAGTGTTTTACATGTGCGGCGTAGGTCGCGGGGGTTAAATGGCTTTACGCTGTGCTTTTCACACCAACGCAATATTGCCATGCGTATTGTTGATACATGCGCAGTGGCTGTTGGGTTGTCGCGATGTGGGAACATTTGCCCAGCGCTACCCTGTTGCTGCATGAGTTCTTGGATAATGGGTATGGCTAAATTAGACAGTGGCACTATGTGATCGCCCCGCTGTTTTATTTTTATTCTGGATGCGGGAATGGTAAATGTTTTATTTTTAATGTCGTATTCGCTGGCGCGGGATGCGTAAACTTCGTTTATGCGCTGGCCGCCAAGGCACAATGCGAGTTTTATGTATTGCTGGGTGTAATAGGGTAAGTCTTCTGCGTGCCATACTTTTTTTATTTCGTCTTCATTTAGCCAGCGCTCGCCTTTATTTTTTGGCGTTTCAAAATTAATGTCTCTTATAAAGTTGGTTTTAATGTCGTATTCGCTGGGCTTTTTATATTGCTCTGGCGAGTTATCAAAATCGATTGCGTATTTTAATATGCTCATTAGTACGCTGCGAACCAGTCGCGCTTGTTCTTTTGCGCCACGGTTATAAACGCGGTAAATAATGTCGCGGGCCATGTCGATTGTGAACTCGTCGGGCATTAAATCGGGTGTTATAAACGGGGTGAGGTTTCGCTTTATTAGTTTTTCTGTTCGGTCGATGGTTGATGCTGCCCAGCGAGTACTTATGTATGCATTAAAATCATCAAGCATTTGATGCATTGTTTTTTTAGCTGCCGATTCAAACTTGGCTTTTTGGTTTTGTAAGCGGTGTTCTTGGGGGTCAATATTGTCGCTTAGCAATGCTGATATTTTTGCATGTTTACTGCGCGCTGTTTTTAGATCAACAATTGGGTAGTTACCAAGGCCTATCACTTTGCGCTTACCGTTTATGTGATACTGAACCCGGAACGTTTTAGCGCCTGATTCACTCACCCTTATTTGTAAGCGCCCCTCGCCGTAATTTCCCGACTCAGTTAATACGTAGCGCTTTTCTTTTGCTTTAAGTGCTTTTATTGATTTGTCTGTAAAGTTCAT